GGCCGCGCCCGCGCCGCCGGACCGCCAGGCGCCGCGCCCGGCCGGCCCGCCGCCGATTGACCTGACGCGCCCCGCGCTCGAGGAAGCCGCGTTCTACACGCAGCACCCGGAGGCCTCGACCGCCGATTTTTATCGGTACGTCACTCGCTACGACCGCGAAGTCGAACGGGTCACCGAGCAGATGCGGGCGGCGCAGACCGCCGCGGACCAGGCCGCGCACGCGCGCGCGGAGAAGTTCCACGCGCAGGTCACCGCCGCCGGTGATCCCGCGGTCCTGATCGAGCGGCTCGATCCGGACCTCATCGCGCTCGAGACACGGGCGGCGGCGTCCGCGCAAGGCAAACCGATCTCGGCCGCGAACGATCTCGCCGACGAGATTCTCGACAGTGACGTGGCGATCCCCGTGCTGGAGTATCTGACCGCGCACCCGGAGGCGAAGGCGACCCTGCTCGCCGCGCCCAACCGCCGCGCGCTGGTGCGCGCGTTCACCCAGTTGGAAGCGCAGTTCACGCCGGCGGCCCCGTCGGCCTCGGCTCCGAAAACCATTACGGCCGCGCCCGCGCCCGCCGTCACGCTCGGATCCCGGCCCGCCCAGATGGGCGACCCGGTCGACCGCGCGGTGATGCAGGGCGACGTCGCGGCCTATCGGGCGGCGCGGCTCGCCCAGCGCGCGGCCACCGTGAAGTAAGGGCCCCTTATGCCGAATACGTTTGAGTATGCCGACTGGCTCGCGATGGAATGTCTCGATCTCCTCGAGAACAAGCGCGCCGTCTCCCAGTTCTTCAATACCGACTACAGCAAGGAGTTCAAGCTCACCTACCCGGTCGGCGACACGATCCGGGTGCCGTATCCGCAGCGCTTCACCGTCGCGCGCGGCCTCCCCTACCAGCCGCAGGCGATCAACCGCCTGCACGCGACGATCAGCTTCCTCGACCCGTTCCAGATCGCGTTCGACTGGGATTCAGCCGAGCAGGCCCTGAAGGCGCCGCGCGGCCGGGAGAAAGTCAGCAAGGAGATCCTCGAGCCCGCGATGGCCTACGCGCAGCAGTCGATCGATGACGCCTGCGCGCAGTATGCCTACCAGAACGCGGCGTCGATCGGCGGCATCCTCGGGACCGATCCGGTCGACTTCGATTCGGTGTCGGCGCTGGCGAAGCAAAAGATGGACGAGCTCGGGGCGCCAACCGCGGACCGCGCGATGATCGTCTCGCCGCGCATCAATCGGGCGCTCAAAAAGTCGGCGATCTCCTACTTCAACCCGGTGACGGACTTGTCCAAGCAGTGGCGGACCGGCATGGTCGGCTCGGGCGACGGGTTCGAGTGGTACACGTCGATGTCGCTCTATCAGCACACCTCCGGCGTCTGGGCCGGCGCGGTGACGGTGACGACGGCGCCGACCGATGGCGCGACGTCGCTCGTCGTGACCTGCACCAACGGCGACACCGTCAAGGTCGGCGACAAGTTCAGCATCAACGCGAGCCGGCCGGTTAATCCGATGACGCGGCGCGCGTTCGGCCCCGACAACAAAACGTTCACGGTGACGGCGGCGGCGACGGGCGCGGGGACGTCGATGACGATCGCGTTCGCGCCCGCGATGTACGGCCCCGGCAACCAGTATCAGAACGTCGACGCGCTGCCGATCGCGGGCGCGACGCTGACGCTCTGGCCGAACACGCCGGCCCCGACGGTCGCGCACACGGGGACGATCCAGCTCGCGCTCCAGCGCAACGCCTTCGCGCTGGTCGGGGTCGAGCTCGAGGAACCGAAGTCCGGGAGCGTCGAGCTCGTGTCGCAGAAGCGCGATCCCGATAGCGGCCTCACGATCCGGTTCATTCGCGAATGGGACGGGACGCTGAGCCGGTTTATCAATCGGTTCGACTGGCTGATCGGGCTGGGGAGTTTCTATAACGATGCGTGCGCCGTCGTGATTGCGACGGCGTAACCGGGGCCCGGGCGTCTGGCTGGGTGGCGGACGTCCGCGCTCGTCGCGGTGAACGGGTGCGGTGTTGAAGGGAGTCAGTGATGCCTATTTCTCCGAGTCTCACGCCCGCGCGCGGGCTGCCGTTTTTTTCAACCCAGGTCTTTCCGAAGGTCGGCTCGATCGCGAGCAAGGTCGCATCCACGGGCACGGGCGTCGTCCAGCTCACGCCGACCGATGTCCTCAACGGCCTCCTGCTCGTCGATTGTCAGAACGCGCAGACCATGACGCTGCCGACCGCGGCGGCGCTCAATGGCGCCTTGCCGGGCGTCGGCATCGGCACCTCGTGTGATCTGGACGTCATCAACCACGGCGCGGCGACGCTCACGATCGGGCTCGGCACCGGCATCACGAAGCCGGCGGTCGCCGGCGTCTCGGCGGTGCTAACGCTCGCGACGGTCACGTCGAAGCACTACCGCTTCGTGTGTACCGGCGTCGGGTCGGGGGCGGACGCGTGGGTGGTCTACTGCGTCGGGGCCGGGACGGGCGTGGTCGCGTAACCGTGGCGAAGGGAGCGGCGATGACTGAGATCAAAGCGACGAAGGCCGAGCCGGCGGCGCATGTGGATCTGAAAACGCTCGAGTATCCGCGCCTGCTGCACAAACCGGGGGGCGCGGGGGTGCTCGAGAAGGGCGATCCACTGCCGGCGCGGCGGGTCGAGGACGAGGCGGAGGCGCGCGCGGCGATCGGCGAGGGCTGGGTCGTCGACCCGAACGAGGCCCTGCACGCGACGCGGGCGGCGGCCGAGAAGGCGGCGGCCGCGAAGCCCGAGGCCAAGCCCGACGCCAAGTAAGCGCCGATGGCGACGATCACGACGCGCGACGTCTGCGAGGATGCGCTGTTCGAGCTCAACATCCTCGCGGCCGGCGAGGCCATGGGCGCCGACGACGGCGTCTTCGTCCTGCGCCAGCTCAATACCCTGCTCGACGAGCTGAACGCGGAGCGCGCGGCCGTGTATGCCGACGTGTACACGACGTGGACGACGACGCCGGGCCTCGCGCCGCACACGATCGGGCCGACCGGGACGTGGATCGTCCCGCAGCGGCCCGAGACGATCGAGGCGGCGAGCGCGCAGATCGTCGGCGGCGGCCCGTCGGCGGTGTGGACGCCGATCACGCTCCGCGATCGCGACTGGTGGCAGGCGCTGAGCGTGCCCGGGCTGGCGGCGCCGCCGGTGCCGACGGATCTCTATTACCTGCCGCAGTGGCCGAACGGCGAGCTGCACTTCTGGCCGGTGCCGAGTGCGGCCGTGCCCGTCGAGCTCGTGACGCGGCAAGTCCTGGCGCAGGTGCTCCTGACCGATACGTTCTCGCTGCCGCCGGGCTATCGCGCGATGTTGCAGAAGACGCTCGCCGAGCGGATCGCGGCGCCGTATGAAAAGCCGGTGCCCCCACAACTGGCGCGGGACGCGGCCGGCGCGCGGGCGCGGGTGTGGGCCGCCAATACGCAGATCCCGCGGTTGCAGACGCGTGACGCGGGCGTGCCGGGCGGCGGCGGCGTCACCGGCACCTGGCGCACGGGGTACCGCTGACCATGCCGCCCTATCCGGGGTTCATTGGGGGCAGTCATCCCTCGCAGAGCGTGATCGTCGATGCGGAGCGGACGGTCAATCTCTATGTCGAGCAGGTCACCGCGCCCGAGGCCCCGAACCGGGCCGCGCTCTATCCGACGCCGGGGTTTCAGCCGCTGCTCACGGTGAACGACGTGGGCGGCCGGGCGCTGTTCGACATGGCGGGGCGCACCTTCGCGGTGATGGGGTCGTCCTATTACGAGCTCTTTCCGGCCAGTGGGACAGCGACGGTCCGGGGGAGTGCGCTCAGTGATACGCAGCTGGCGCAGATCGTCAGTAACGGGGCCGGCGGCCAGATCCTGGTCGCCTCGGGCGGCAACGCCTACCTGCACACGCTGAGCAGCAACGCCTACGTGCAGGTCTTGACGCAGGCGGCGACGCAGATCGGCATGCTCGACACGTTCTTTCTCGCCTTCTCCGCGCCGACGGGGACGCTCCGCATCAGCAACAGCAACGACGGCGCGACGTGGGATCCGACGCAGATGGCGCTGCGGAGCCAGCAGCCGGACCCGTGGCAGGCGATGATCGTGCAGCCGCCAGACATCTGGCTGCTGGGCGAGCAGACGACCGACGTCTGGTATAACGCGGGCGCCACGCCGTTTCCGTTTCAGCCGCGGCAGGGGCTCGGCATTCCCTACGGCATCGGGGCGCCGTGGTCCGTCGCGACGACGAGCGGCGCCGTGATCTGGCTCGCCAAGAACCGCGAGGGCGCCGCCCTGGTGGTGATGGCGACCGGCTACACCGCGACCCCGATCAGCACGCCCGAGGTCAATACGACGATCGCCCAGTATGCGCGCACCGCGACGATCGCCGATGCCGAGGCCTTCGTGTATCAAAAGGCCGGGCATGTGTTCTACGTGCTGCGCTTTCCGGCGGCGGGCGCGACCTGGGTGTATGACCTGACGACGAAACTCTGGACCGAGCGGGGCCGATGGAACCCGGCGGCCAATCAATATGGCGTGTGGTGGCCGCGCGTGCGGTGCGCGAGCCAGGGTCGACAGCTCACGGCCGCCGACGGGTCGGGCGTCGTGGCCGTCATGGACATCACGGTCGGGACGGAGGCGGACGGCACGGCGATCCGGCGGCTGCGGCGCGGGCCGGTGCTGGTCAATGAGAACAAGCGCGTCAGTCTCGGGCGGTTTGAACTGCTGCTCGAGACCGGCCTCGGGTTGCCGACCGGGCAGGGATCCGACCCGCAGGTGCTGTTCCGTGGCTCGAGCGACGGCGGCCACACCTGGGGGCCTGAGCGGGCGGCCCGCGCGGGGCCGCAGGGCGCCTATCACCAGCGGGTGGCCTGGACGCGGCTCGGCGCGCCGCGCCTGTGGGTGCCCGAGGTCACGATGACGGACCCGATTCCGTGGCGGATCGTCAACGCCTATCTCAATAACGCGGCCTAGGCGATGCCGACCACGATCGAACCCTTGCCGCACGACGCGCCGCTCGTCGACGCGCCTGGGTTGACGATCTCGCCCGTCTGGTACCGGTATTTTTCGGTCGTGATCGTCGGGCGGCTCCAGAGTTCGGCGCAGGTGACGCGGGCGGTCACGCTGCCGAACCAGGCGGCGTCGATTGGCGCGACGGCCCTGGCGCAGGGCAGCGCCGGTGTCTCCCGCGTCGGCTGGGTGCTGCGCATCACGCAGCCGGCGACGACCTCGAGCAGTGTGACGGTGACGATCGGCTACGACGATGGGGGCGTGGCGGTGTCGCAGGCGGGGGCGCCGGTGACGGGGAACACGATCACGACGGTGCAAAGCGGCCAGGTGCTCGTGCGCTCGGATGCCGCGAGCCCGATCACGTATGCGGTGGCCTATGCGTCGGTCGGCGCGACGCCGATGCAGTACACGCTCTCGGTTTGGATCGAGACGGTGAACGGGTGACGACGACGATTCGGGCGGCGACGCTCGAGGACGTGCCGCGGCTGGTCGCGATGGGCACGCGGTTCCGGGCCGGCAGCGCGTATGCGGCGGCGATGCCGGCGAATGCGGCGCAGATGGCGCAGACCGCGGCCGCCGTGATTCGCCACGCCGACGGTGTCGTCTTCGTGACCGAGGCGGACGGGGACCTGACCGGCATGATCGGCCTGCAGGTCTACGTGCATCCGTTTAGCGGCGCCCGCGTGGCGGGCGAGCTCTTCTGGTGGGTCGAGCCCGAGGCGCGCGGCGACGGCGTGCGGCTCTTGCGGCGCGCGGAGGCGTGGGCGGCGGCGCAGGGCGCGGCGCAGCTGCAGGTCGGGGCGCCGGCCGACGCGCCCGGCGTGGCGCGCCTGTTCGCGCGGCGCGGCTATGTCGCGCTCGAGACGGCCTATCTCAAGCCGATCGCGGCGGCGGCGCCGGCCGACGACCTCGCGACGGCGGCGGCGACGCTCGAGGCCCGGGCCGAGGCGCCGGCGGTGGTCTCGCGGCCCGCGCTGCGGCCGGATCTGGGCGCTGACGCGATTCATGTGCCTGACGACGTCGTGCCCGCGAACTATCGCCAGTGGGCGCGCGATCGACCGTTCGGGACCGTGGAGATCGGGGGCATCCCGTGGCACGGCATCGCGCCCTGCCAGGACGACACGCTCAAGGCGTGGATTCGCGCGCACTATCCGCACGCCGTGCCGGGTTTGAGTGTCTTTCGGCAGTCGCCGGCCGGGCAGGTCGAGCCGAGCTATGTGCATACCGATCGCGATATGGGCGACTGGACCGGGATTCTGTATTTGACGGACGATCCGCCGCCCGAGGATGGCACGGCGTTCTGGCGCTCGGTGGCGACGGGTGCGACGGCGTCGACCGCGATGACGCCCGAGGCGATTCTGGCGGAGGGCCTCACCTGGCGCGACGCGGCGCAGTGGGCGCGCTGGCACACGGTCGCCGCGGCGCCGGGCCGGTTGGTGCTGTTTCCGGCGCCGTGCTTTCATTCGCGGGCGATCCGCGAGAACTACGGGGCGGGCGCCGCGGCGCGGCTGATTCAAGTGGTGTTTGGGACGGGAACCCTCGAGGAGGTGGCCTGATGTCGGCGGTCACAGCAGCGATCATCACGGCGGCGGCCACGGCGGGCACCGGGATCTACGCCGCCACGAAATCCTCGGGCGCGGCGAAGGACGCCGCGGCGGCGCAGACCAGCGCGGCCAATTATGCGGCCGATACGCAAGCGAAAGCGGCCGCCGACACGCTCGACTTTACCAAGCAGCAGGCGGCGCAGACGCGGGCCGATGCCGAGACGACGCAGCGCGCCAACTACGACCAGTGGGTGGCGGCGCAGCAGTATCAGAACGCGACGGCCGCCTCGCGCGCCAACAACATCAACGCCCTGGGGGCGCAATACGGCGTCGGGCCGCGCGCGGTGCCAGTCATGAATATCCCCGCCTATCAGCCGCTCGGGCCGGCGGTCGCGGCGCCGGGGGCCACGCCGCCGGGGGCCACGCCGCCGGGGACGGCGCCGGCCGGCGGGCCGGGTGCGACGCCGCCGGGCGTCGCCCCGACCGTGGCCGCGAGTGCGGCGCCGGGGGCGACCCTCGGGGCCGCGGCGCTGCCGCCGACCGGCGGCGCGGGCGCCGCGCCGGCCGTCAGTGCGGCCAAGGGCGACATCGGCCAGCAGGTCAGTCAGTACTTCAAGAGTCGCGGCGTGAGTGACGCCGAAACGCCCTACTGGGTGCAGAAGTGGGCCGAGTTTGGCGCCACCGATCCGGCCTATTTCAATACGCGGCTCGCGGCGGCGGACATCTTCGGCGGCGGCGGCGGCGCGGGTGGGGGCGCCTCTGCGGCGCCGGCCACGATCAAGGCGGCCCTGGCGGCCGCGCCGGTCGGGGCCTCGACCCCGTCGACCACGCCGATCTATACGCCCCCGGTCACGCCGGGGCTGACGGTGCAGCCGTATCAGCGGCGCACGATCGCCGACTATCTCGCCTGAGCGGAGCGCACCCATGGCGACGCCGTCCTTCGACGACATCAACGGGCTCTACCAGCAGTACCTTCACCGGCCGGCGACGCAGGACGAATACACCAACTGGACGAATGGCACCTACGGCGCCACGGACCTGCCGGGCATTGAGGCGCAGATCAAGGGCAGCGGGGAGGCGCAACAATCGCAGGCGACGGCGAACCGGCCGACCTACGACCAGATCAACGGGCTCTACCGGCAATACCTCGGGCGTCCGGCGACGCAGGACGAATACACCAACTGGACGAATGGGACGTACGGCGCGACGGACCTGGCCGGCATCACGAGTCAGATCCAGAACAGCGGTGAAGCGCAGGCCTACCGGGGCCAGAGTGGCGGCGGCGGCACGGGCGGGGCCGGC